ACATTAAGTGGTGTTGACCGTACTATGGGTTATTATGTTGCTACTCCTAATATTCCAGGTTTATCATTGCCATTATTGATTGACGGCATTGATTATCCAGGGGTTCAGGTCGCCGGTGTAACATTTAATCAAGATACCGGATACGACCGCGGCAATTATGACATTAATACTTTTGATAATTATGGGTTAGATGCCAACGGGCAACCAACTTATGATTATGGAATTTTAAATACAATTTTTGAAAGCCAATATCTTGATCCTTATTTAGGTGTGCGCCCAACAGATATTAATATCAATGGCGGAGCTTATGTTGATACTTACGAAAGTCATGCCCCAGAAGAATTAGTACCGGGTATAGAATTTGATACTTTAGATTTACGTGTTTATACAACACCAGGTGCTGACTGGTCTGGCGTAGGACACGGATTCCCACAACGCTTATTCCAAACAATATATAATAGTTCTCAACCTATAACAAGTTTTGCCGGTCAAATGCCATATCCAATTACTATTGGCATTGTAAATGTTACACGTGGATATGATTTATTGGTAGGTATTGATTATACCGTTAATTGGCCCAATCAAACTTTTACAATTTTAAATTCTTCGGCATTGGTGGTTAATGGAGATCAAATAGCCATTTATGTTTATGAGCTCGGTGGTGGGAATCAATTATACAAAAACACATATAACGGTGGTAGTGTTGGTAATACTATCACGGTGCCCGTTGAATACGATCAAATTCAAGAATTTGTAATTTTTATTAATGGTGCCTATTTAAATAATAGTAATTACAATTTTGTTGTAGGTACAGCATACGGAACAACGGTTCTTACATTTGACACTACTTATACATCCTCAGATTTTATAAGTTTAGTGGTAATTGCCCCAACAACAATCAATAATATTACAACAAACTATTCTTGGAGTGTTCCAGTAGTTCAAAATATTGTGGGAGTTACAGGCGTTTTAACATATAATTTAGATAATAGTTTACTTTATACAAATTCAGTTAATCCTATTGTAACAGTACAAGGAATTCGTGCTAGAACAGCGGCGGGAATAGATTTTGTAGCAAGCGGATCACAATACAACTTCCCTCTTCCTGGAAGATTAGGAATACCATTAAGTTCAGTAACAAATACGGATGTACAAGTTTATATAAATGATGAATTACAAAATCCATCAACATGGTATTTAGATCTTGGTGTGTACACTGAAGGATATGCTGCTACATTATTTGATGTTGGTCTGACTACCAATCATCCAGGATCTTATGATTATTCAACTTTGGTTGATGCACTACAAGTTGTATTTTATGTGGCTCCGACCGAAGGCAAAAGAATCTATATTGCCGTTACCGCCGGCACACAAGCTACAATTGATCCTATAGCCAGGACATTGACTTTTAATCCATCTGGTGGGCTAGTTCCAATTACAGGAGAAACAATTTCAGTAACTACATTTAATGATACTAGAGAACAAAGATTACTTACACAAGTTTTTGTTGGTCCAGTTTTGGTAGGTGTTGAAATAAATGATTTGGATTTAACAAGATTCACTACCAATATTGACAGATTAAAAGTATTTTTAAATGGGAAACAGTTAACTCCTTATATTGGATTTACAGTAGAAGGTACACAGCTTATTTTAGGTTCTGGCACACTACAACCTACAGATGTTGTTATGGTAACACAAGTTACAAATTCTGTAGTTCCGGAAGCTATGGCATTTAGAATATTCCAAGACATGCGCGGAATACAAGCAACATATAGAATTACTGCTAATTCAACTACTGTTTTAATACAAGCAGTAGAAATTACCGATGATATAATCTATGTTGATAATGCCAGTGCGTTAAGTGAACCTGATTTTGCAGCTAACATATGGGGAGTTATAACTATTAATGGTGAACGCATAATGTATCGTGATAGAGATATAATTAACAACACAGTTAGTAGTTTGTTACGTGGAACGGCGGGCACAGGAGCTGCTACTCATGAAGTTGGAGCTAGCGTCTATGACATGGGTCGAGGTAATTTATTATCAACTCAATTCCAGGATTATATTGTGTCGAATACAATTTTAGCCGACGGGGCAACAACAATTTTTACTGCAGATAATATTTCATTGGTATTTGATAATGCTGTAATTTGGAATTATGCCGACACATACAATCAAGGGACGGTAGTAGTTAATTCTAATTTTTATTATAGAGCAATACGTACGATACCATCAAATATTGCTATTACGGATACTGAATATTGGTTACCATTGAGTGATGCTGTGGAAGTTGTAGTGGCTGGAGCATTGCAAACTACAGGATATACAATTACTGCTGAAAATCCAGTACAAGTTACATTTAATTTCCCACCCGCAAATGGAGTTGATATTATTATTCTTGTAAGGCGTGGGGTGACTTGGTATCAGCAGGGAGCTTTGACGGCTTCAAATGGTGTTCCGTTACAAGAAACACAAACCGTTCCTGCGCTATTTTTAAGGGGTGTAAACTAGGATAAATTTATAAGGTTTACCTGAAGTCAATAATACAATAAATAAAGAATAATGGAAAATAATATACCTACACAACAACAGCCTAAACCTGAAAAACGTCCTAACGATACTGGTGCTATAAATGTAGACGGTTTAGTAAGGATATTTGATCCCAAAACAAAAAAGGTATTTGTGGAGCAAAAAGCCTAATATGCCAAACATTTATATAACTGAAAACTTGTATAATAAAGCATTGGGAATTACCCCTTGGCGTTATATCGGGAGCGATCAAAATGATAATCCTGTTTATTTTGGATCAAGTAAAGATCTTAAGGCGGACATTTTGCGTTTAGGATCAGAACAATTTACAAAAATTATTGTCAAAAGTTACGATAACATAGCAAATAAAGAATTGCGTAAGATTGAAGAAGTTTTACTAAAGTCAAATAATGTTAAAAAAGATCCAAGTTATTACAATAAAACTGATATTTACGGTGCCGGCGGCGGAGTTATAGGTATGAAGCACACAAAAAAACGGGCAGAATCCTATTGGGTAAACTGGAGTGCTGCTAGAATGGGCCACGATGTTAGTGATATAACTAAAGATAAACAGAGTAAGGCCAAAGCAGGAAAGACTTACAAAGAAATTTACGGCGACAATGCCGAAACAATGCGGGAAACCAGAAGCAAGCAGCAGAGCGGAGCAAATAATCACAACGCCTTAGAGTGGGAAATAACCCCCCCAATCGGAATTACTATTAAAATTAAAGGTTTACAGTCTTATTGTAGAGATAATAATATATCATTTGGCGATGTATACAATAGCAAAAATGGATGGAAATCAGTTAAATACGGCGCTGGCAAAGGCGGCGGCAGAAAGAAAAAGGAACAAAATGCTTGATAAGATGAACCCAATTATTAAAGGCCATATTAAGATTACCGATCGCAACACAGGTGAGGTGTTGGTTGATAAAGATAATCAAGTTAATTACGAAAATATTAGTATTGCCATGGCCAATACACTGGCAGATCAAGGGCGGGGCTGGATTTATACCATGGCTTTTGGTAACGGTGGGTCAGCCGTGGATCTTACGGGAGTTATTACATATTTACCACCCAATGTGAATGGACAAAATGCCAGTTTATACAATGAAACTTATGCGCAAGTAGTAGATCAAAATTCTGCTAGTAATTTGGACCCAATAAACAATAATATGACTATTTTGCACACGCCGGGAAATCCATACACAGATATTTTAGTAACTTGTTTGCTTGATTATGGTCAACCCCCGGGGCAACAAGCGTTTGATAATAGCACAAATTTTAACGGGGATTATGTATTTGATGAATTAGGACTGCAGTGCTGGGGCGGTTCTGCTACAGATTTGTTCTTAATCACCCATGTCATATTCCATCCGGTCCAGAAAAGTTTGAACCGTCAAATTCAAATTGACTACACTTTGCGGATACAAACTTTGACAAATTTATCAGCGACTTAAAATGATTTATATAGAACAAGTATCTTCGTTAGCATTACAGAACAAATACACAAAGTGGTATTGTTCTATTGTATTACGAGCTCAACTAAGAGCATCAACACGAAAATCAGCTAAAGAAAATTAC